TATTTATATTCATTATATTAGATCCATAAAAATTTTTATTTTTCAAAAAGTTTTTTGATTATCAAATGATTAATTTTGTATATATATTTTTTCTTTTATATAACTAGTTGCACCTAATAATGCTAAATTAGATATTTTAGGTATTTCATTTCTTCCACCATCGATTTCAGATGATGTTTGATATTTATTTAAAACATCTGTTAAATAATCAGATGATTTGTCTGAAGATTCAATCATATTTTCTAAAAAATTTAATTTAATAAATTCATCACCTCCATACTGATTAATAATTTTTTGAATTTTTGAATTATTCATTATATAAAATAAATTAGATTTTTTTTAATAACTATACAATTGAATATTTAATTACTTCTTCAAATGATTCAATTGGAATAACTTTAAAGTTGTTATCTAGTAAAGTTAAATTACGTTCTTTAATTTTATCAAGATGTTTTACATTTTCTTTAGGAAATAGAACTAATTTAACTCCAGCTCTTTTAGCTCCTTCTAATTTCTCTTCAAGTCCACCAATTGCAGTAACTTTACCCTCTAAATTGATTTCTCCAGTCATTGCAATATCATGTCTGATTTTTTTACCAGTAAGTAATGAATACAAAGCAATAGTTAATGCGGCACCAGCTGAAGGTCCATCTTTGGGAGTTGCACCATCTGGACAATGAATATGAATACCTAATGGTTTATCTTTGCTATCTACTAAATATTTTGATTTAATATCTTCAGGTAAATAATTCCATGCTAAACTTGTTGCTACTTCAGTACTTTCTTTAATAACTTTTTCTAAATGTCCAGTTGCTTTAACCGATAAGAAAGATGTTGATGGTACTAACATTGTCTCAATAGATAGCACTCCTCCATTACCTAATGAATTTGCCCATAAACCATTAACAACTCCGGGTTTATCATCTTTATGGATTTTATCATGGTCAATTTCAATCTTATGTTTTAATAGTGTTTTAACATGATGACTTTGAACAGTAAATGGAAATTTAACTCTTTGATCATCAATAGTACTTTTCAAAAGATTAGCCAAATTAATTTCACGACATAAACTGTAAAGAGTTGATTTCAGTTTTCTAACTCCTCCTTCGTAAGTATATTTATCAATGATTTCTCTAATTGTGTCGTCATTAATAACAATATCATTACTATTTAATCCCATCTCTTTCATCATTTCTGGCAATAAATAATTTTTAGCAATATGTAATTTTTGACTAACCATTAAATATTTAGTTTCAATATTTGTAATACGATCCATTAGAATAGGATTAACATTAGATGGATCATTAAAACTAAAAATAATTGTTGCTCTTGACAAATCAATATCAACACCATGAAAATATTTATCTCTAAAATGGGAGTTTTGAACTGGATCTGTCAAATGAACAAGTAAATTTGTAATTTCATCTCCTTTATGAGTTTTAGAAATCTTGTCTAATTCATCAAAATAAATAATAGGATCCATACATTTACTAGTGATTAGCCCATTTACTATACGTCCATAAATAGATCCTTCATAAGTATAACTATGACCTTCTAAAAATGAAGCATCGGTAGCTCCACCTAATGAAATAAATACAAATGGTTTATCCATCGCTTTAGCAATTCCATCCTTAACTAAACTAGTTTTACCGTTACCGGGACATCCATAGATGCCAATCACATTACCTTTAGACTTTGGATTTCTAATTTGTTGTCCCATCATTTGGATAATTTGTCTTTTAGCTTCTTCATGTCCAAAAACTGCTTTATCCATTGTTTCTTGTAAATTATCAAGAAATGCTTTAACTTTCTTTGATTTAATTGAATCTAAATTGATTCCTCTATATTTTCCAAAAGGAACAGTCATTAAAGCATCAAACCATGTTTTTAACTTATTATCTGGATATCTACTAGTAGCTAAACTAGTATAGTTTTTAAGAATATGATTTTTTTGACCAATTGGCAAAGGTAATTCCATAATTTGAAACAAAATTGGTTTATCACCAGCTTGATATGAATTAATTTCTTTAATTTTTTCCAATGCTTCATTTTTATCTGTATCATTCAAATTAGTATAATACTTCATAATTTCTTCTTCATCATCTTCATTTTTAGTTTTAAAAATTTGATGAACAAAATCTCTTCCTACCTTTTTATTTAAAATAGAATTATCATCATCTAAATCGTCATCATCGTCATTATCACCAGATCCCATTTCTTCTTCAGAATCTTCTTCTTCAGAATCTTCTACTTCAGAATCTTCTTCAATATCATCTTCTTCATCATCTTTATTATTTAAGTTGATACTAATAAAATCTGCTGATTCATATTTTGGTATTTTAGAAACAACAAATTCTTTCTTAATTTTCTTAGACATATAATCCATACATTGATTAAATGTTTTTGATTTGTAATTTTTAGAGTATGTTTGAATTTCATCCAACATATCAATACAAACAGAAAATTCAGCAATTAACCAAAGTCTGATTAGTTCTGGTACATCTTTTTCAAGTTGCTTATCTTTTTTAAAACCTAAAACTACCATTTCAAAAGCTTCTTTTAAATTAGTTAAATGTTTTAAAAGTTCACGTCCATTTAATTTAAGATCTTTAGAACTAGCTTCTCTTAATCTCTCAAGTGAAGCCATTTTAATATCCCCTATAATATTAATAGACTCTAATTTTTCTCTATTTCTTTTAGATCCAGACTTGGAATCTGATTTGTTGAGAAATTTTACAAAAATATCTACGTCGTTATTCATTATATAACTACTCATTCTACTTAATGATTAAGAAAAACAATTTTTTTATAGTTTTCTTACTTTTTAAACATTTAAAGAAAATAAGCTTATTTTTCAAAATAAATATTTTTCTCTTTTATTTTTAATGGGAATTGAGAAATTTTTCTCAACTATAAATAAAAACTTTCAAATTGTATCAACAATTGATCTAGAAAAATCAGATTCTGATTTAGTCTCTTGTAAATATTTGTTTTTTGATTTCAATTCAATTATTCATAATGTTTCAAGTAAATTAATAGGAGAATTAAATTCAAAGAGTTCTAGTAAATCTAATATTAAACTAGATGACATAGAATATATGATAATAAAAGAATTAAATTTGTTTATCATTAAAATTCTGGAAAAATTAGATTTAGAAAAATTAGAATATGTATATGCTGCATTAGATGGAGTTCCATCATTTTCTAAAATATTAGAACAAAAAAAGAGAAGATTTATTGGTGATTTTATTGAAAGGTTATTAAATAAATATTCTTTACCATTTAACTGGAGTAAAAATAATATTAGTCCAGCAACTATATTTATGGATAAAATAAACAAATATTTAAATAATATCAAACAAATCACTAAAAACAAATTAGTAAAAAAAGAAGATTTAATATTAAAACAAAAAGACTATGAATTCTTTACAAAAATAAAGAAATTTGATTATTCTGATACTAATTCAGAAGGTGAAGGTGAAATGAAAATTTTTGATTATATTAATAATTTAAATTTAAAATCAAATGAATCAGTAATATTTTATAGTCCAGATGCAGATGTAATATTATTGAGTATGATTTCAAAAAATGCTAATAATATAATAATTTTTAAATATGATCAAAATTCAGAAATTTTATATTCAATAACAATAGACGAATTAAAACAAACAATTTATTCTTATTGTTTAGATAGAATGGAAGGATCAAATACAGATGTTAATATTAAAAAATTAATTAAAGATATTGTATTTGTATTTACTATTTTTGGAAATGACTTTTTACCTAAATTTGAATCAATTCAAACAAACTTTGATTTTTTATTTTTAATTGATATGTATTTACTTAATTTAATTGATAATGGTTACATTTTATCAGATAGTGAAATCATAATAAAATCATTTTTAGGTTATTTTCAATTAATGGCAAAACATGAAAAGAGAATGATTTTTAGAAATGCCTACTTAAATACTTATTTTAATTATAATTATGCAAATCAAAACAATTTTATAATTGATTTATTAAAATTAAAAAAATTAGATAGTAAATCATCAAAAGGTATTCATGGTACAAAATTTAGTGATCCGTTTTATAATCTTACAAATAATATATTATTTTACATTGATCCATTTAAAATTAAAGAATTTATTTCTAAAAATAAAAATCCAAAAAAAAAATATCACGGATGTTTAGAATTTTATTTATTAGAAGAAACTGTTTTAATTGAAATTATTAGACAATCATTACAAAATATTCTTCCAATAAATTCAAATGTATATATTAATGTTATAGGTATTGATGATAATTCACCATATGAAATTTTAAAAGAAATTAAATTTACTTCTAAACAAAAAAAACATATAATTAATATGAAAGATTTATCTCCAAGAGATTCAGAATTATATTTGATAAATAACAAGTTAGATAAATATTATACTTTATTTAATCCAATTAATGAATTTTTTGCTAATATTTTAAAAACTAGAAAAATAAATGATACTTTTTATTATCAAAAATATTTTAATAATGATGATAAAAAAATAGTTGTATCAGCATACATGAAAGGTTTAAATTGGATTCATCAATATTATTACAATCGAAATAGAGGTATAGATGAAACATGGTATTATCCATATTTTAAAGCCCCATTATTTGAAACAATAGTAAATAATTATTCTACAACAATTTTTGAACATACAATTAAAAATAAAAAATTAGATATTGATCCATTATCACAATTATTATATATAACCCCTGTAAGAATGAGTGATTTATCAAAACCTGATTTTTATAAATTATTTACTGAATATAAATCAAATAAATTTGTTAATGAAGAATTTGTAAAAAAAATTAAAAGTTTTATTGAAAGACATCCACAGTTTTTTTATAATTTGGATGAAATTTATAAGTCTGTTAATACAGGAAATTTAAATAAAAATTTATTCGATTGTTCACATTCTAGTTTTGTATCTAAATGTCACTATCAAATATTAAATTATGTTGTTGATATTAATCAATTTGTAACCAAATTAAAACAAATTAATTATTCATAAATTTTAGATAAAATTCATTTAATCTATTGATCTTATTAACTACTTTATATTTAATTAGACCATATTTATTAACTAATGTATCTAATAATTTTTCTGTGTCTGGTTTTCTAATTTTAAGTTCTTCACTACTTACTTTATTATGTGAAGAATTCATAAAATACTTTTTAGCATTTTCATATTCATAATTTTCTGGAATAACATGATTTAATTTTATTTCATCTAATGTATCTTTAATATTTTTATGTTTTGAATATATTTCAAAGATTGAATTATATTTAATATCCGTTAAATTAGGACAATAATCACAGCCAAATAAAATACATAATTCAATAAATTGTTCATATGTAATGGATAAATGATTTAAAACCTTTTCTAATTCTATTTCAATTGGAATTTTTTTACTGGAAGTTAAATTTCTAATTATTCTTGGTGATCCAAATGTTAATATATCCATATCCTCTGTTAATACTGCATATACTAAATTAGATTTACATAAATATGACAATTCAGAATCGGCTTCTTCAGGTGCATCAATATATGGAATTCCCATTAAAGTTAATAAATCTCTACATTGATCCATTTGTTCCTTGGATATCCATACACTTCTTTTTAAATATTTTATTTTATCACTATCGTTTTGTGCATCTGATAGTTTTTCTAAAGCTTTTTTTCTAATTTGTTTTCTAGTATCTAATATCTTCTGTTTTAGTTGAGGTGGTTTACCATCAAAAACAAAAACTGGAATGATACCCTTTTCTAAAAATGATAAGGTTTTATTAAATAGTCCTAAAATATGTGATGTTATTTCACCTTTATTATTAGTTAAATCAGAACCAGAATTTCTAATTGCAATAACAACTTGATACATTAATATACTAATATCAATTGCTATTTTTTTGCCATAATATTCGTTTGTTTCTTTTTCTTTAATTAATTCAGGATATTCAGAAAGAAATTTCAATAAATTTTTTATGCCCATATTGGTCTTATATTATAATAAAATTGACTCTTTAATAATTAACATATCAATTTTTATTTTAAAGATTAAAAAATATTTTAACTTTAAAAAATATTTTTCCAACTATTATATAATGGAATTTAAAATTATTTATCCTCTCGAGTCCTTAATTTATGGTGATTCTTTTAAAGATGCGGTTAAAAATTTTATTAAAATTAATCATAATTTACAAATAAATAATATGATAATAAGTGATCAAACTAGAAACATGCAAGCTAATATTAAATATTATCAACACGATGGACGTAATAAAGTTGGTATCAATATGTATCCTGTTGGAATAGATCAACCTATACCTATTATAACAAATAATGATACTTATATTCCTCCTAGATATGTTAGTCCTTTTGTAAATTCTATTTTTCCAATGAGTCCTCTTTCACCAGTTCCAATGATGCCATTTATACCAACTGTAATTAACATTCCTAATGTTTAATTGGTTTTAATTTATTAATAGCTTTTTCTAAATCTTTAACATTTGGAACAAGTTTAATTTGCGGTGGCATACTTTTGACTTCTTCTATCTTTATTACTGGTTTAATTAATATTTCTTGAGTATTAATTATTTCTTTTCTTTTTTCAGTATCTATAAAATTAATATCTAATTGTTCAGGTGGTGCCAAATATTTTATTTGATATAATTGCGAAGATAATCCAATTTTATTATTTTTATTCCAAATATTACTTATTTTAATTACTAAATCAATTTGTCCATTTATTTGGAAATCATTTAAACTTATATTTTTATTTTCTATATCTGATGAAATTTTAAAATTATCAAATATTGATGTTTTAATAAAATTTAATGAATTTTTTTTATTAAGAATACTTATCCATTCTTTATTTCTGTTGGAAAAACATGATTCAATATCTAATTCTAATTGTTGTATAAAATTTACAAATTTATTTGTTTGTTCCCAATTAGGATAAATAGGAATATTTAATTGATTGTATTTAGAATTTGACATATTATAAATTAATCTTAATCTTGGTAATTTAATATAAATTTCTTTTGGTTCTTCATTTTCTGGTTGATAATATATATAATATTTTGAATTATTATTATCTAATTTAATTTTTTTTCC